AAACTTTACTTGATCCTCAGGGTTTACAGATGACGTGTCTCTGTCTGTGTAGGTTACAGCCGGTTCGAGTTGATAATTTTTTCTATCAACACTTGTTGCTTTCACATATTGATCTTTGGTGGTATTTCTTGTGTATGCATATTCGTGGCCGATGAAACCGTCCAGTCTTTCAAGAGAACCTGGTTGAATCAATTGATCCAGTGTGCTGTTCAGAAATCTTTCGTTAGCGTCTGTTCTGTAAAATGCAGGAAGATGTGCAATAGATCTCCTTATAGTGACACCGTTCTTGTCTTTGAACGTTACATTATTTGCCTGTGAATTAATTGGTTGATCTGCCATCGTTAGTATCCCGAACCACTACTGCCAGAACTGGACGAAGAGCCACCTGAACTTGATGAAGTTCCTGTGCTATATCCGCCTCCTGACGTGCTAGAGGTCACCGAAGATACTGCTGATGTTGATCTTGTGCTTGATGTTGTGTCTGTGGTTGATGTAACAACTGTACCAGAAGCCGCTAATTGGTTAGCACTTATGGCATCAATTATTGAAACGTCATCAACGGTGGCCCCACTGATAAAAATTTCGTCGTCTGCTCCAGATATTTGAAATAATGATCCGAAACTTTGTCCGCTTTGATTCGGCACTATTACAACAGATAGTAAATCAGGTGCAAGTTGTTGATGAATATATGCCGCTAATTCTGTAAAAAAGAAAGTGTCTCCAAAATTAAAGTTATCTAAAGCAAAAAATTCATTAATTGCTTGAATAACTCTTGTCTGTATTACTGCATTTGTAACATTTGTCGCTGTGTTTTTTACGACCTTGAATGTTGCTTGGAATTCGGAATCTGCTTTCGAGCCGAATAAAATTTTATATTTTACTGGATGATAAACTATTTGGTCGGATAAACTTTTTAATGGATTTAAAAATCCTGAATAACTTATTCTTAATTGATCAGATGTTGAAGCAGAAGGTTTTGTACCACCGTCTTTTAACCATGTTCTAAATCTTGAGTCATATGATCTTTCTAACATAAAGATATCAACTATATTACTAACACTTGGATCTATACGAGTGTCTTGTCCAGCGTTGTGTTTGTATTGGAAATTTATTGAACCACGTCCTTTTCTCGCAATATAATCTGTTGACGTTGACAATGTTACAGTGCTTGAATCATATTTTTTAATAACGTTTTCTGCTGAATCATAGAAATAAAATAATTGACCATTTTCGTATGAGCCTGGTAAAGTGATATCAGTTTCGTTTTTAGTCACAACAAAATTTGTCGAAGCATAAGGTCGAAATCTTTCAATATTATTGTAACTATTATATTTTTCGAAAAACACAAATTTGGTCGATGGAGACGTATCAGGTTCCACAATGATATCAAAAATATCAGGATTATCTACAACGCCATCATCATCTGTATCAAAAAATCCAACTTGGACTTTCCTATTATCTTGATAGCCATCGGATTCTTCTATAGTGTCTACTATCTGCCAGTTTATTGGATAACCTATTCCAAGTCCTGTGCTTACAATAGTGTTGTTCTTTAAAACTTTTATACTATCTTTTACTGACTGACCTGTTGTGTAATCGTAAATTTTTTCTGACTTGTCATAGTGAAATTTATTTTGTCCTTCTGACTCAAAAATGTATGCTAACGATCTGTATGCAACAGTGTAGGTGTTACCGTCATTAGTAAATTTGAAAAACCAACTGGCATCTAGGTTAGTTGAAGTTGAGTCACCTGCATTTGTCAATGCAAAAGTGTTAGATGCACTTAAATTTGCGCCAGTAATAACCACCCATTCTCCAGACTCTTCATTAAATCTTATTCCAAATTCTTCAAAAGCATTGATCCTGTCTATTAAATCATTTTTAAGTGCAGTTGTCAAACTTGTTGTGAATAAAGGAAATATTGCAGATGCAACACTATTGGCTGGAATGACATTGTTTAGTGTGACTGGTCCTACTCCCGATTCTAAATTTCCATCTCCAAAGTTAGCACCGTCACCTTCGACCGCACTAATTTTTGCCCACACCCTATCCTCGGCATTGTCGGTACCTGCTGTTACAAGTTTTCCATTTAAAAATTCTCTTGTGTCGGGAGATGTAAACTTAACCAAAGCACCAACTTTGGCGTATTTCAAATTTGATGTTGCGTAATCGCCTAATGCTAAAGGCCCACCTGCGTTAAAATAACCTGTGTTAGTGTTTGTGCCTGTTGTGGTTGATACCCATGAGGCAGAAAGGGCACTAAGATCCTTTGTTCCGTATTTCAAGTAAAAAAATTGTCTTGCAGTTGCGTCTTTTAATTTGCCCTCTATGTCATTGTTAATAGTGTTTAAAATTTCATTGTTATTATTAAAAGTAAAAGTAAAAGTTGGGGCAGTTTCTTCTCTATACAATATTCCATCTTCAGCAAAAACAGACACGTTTGAATATGCTCCAGTAGGATCTACAATCTCTTTTGCTCTTGATATGCCCGATGCTGTTCTGTTTACTGCTTTGACTTTTATTATTTCCTGTGACGCAGATAAAGGCACAACATTGTAATCTTCTGCTGTAATCATTCTGTTTTGAGAATAGTAAGCCTGTGGCGCTTTTTCTTTTATTGACTCTGAAGATTCGCTACCTGCCGCATTATATATTGATTGTTGTAAAGATGCAGAGATAGTTAGAGTCTGTGGTGCTCCATTCTTATCATTGTAGTCTAATGAAAAAGTGATACCGTCCATGTCGGCAGGTTGCACTGAATAGTTCGAGTTGTCTGATGTTCTATAATAGGCTCTAAAAGTGCCTGAAGGTATGTTAGAAAAATTTCCGTCTCCAAAAACTAAGTCAACAGCATCGTTGTTTTTTGTTACAACGTTATAAGTGTTTCGTTTGTCGTTGGCCAATGAATTATAAATGGCATTGTTACCTGCAGTTGCTGGCACTTTGTCCCAAAGTTTTTCTATTTGTCCGAAGTCATCCAACTCATATAGCCATACATCTGAGTTGTTTATATTGTTTACATTTATTGCTTGAACAAAATTTGTTGTGGGATTGTCTACGTTGAATTCTACGTTTGCTATCGTGCCCTGTTTGAATAGACTAAAAAATCCTGTGTTATTGGAAGTGTCTCCTGCACCATCTGATCTGTATAGGTAACTAAATCCTCCACCAGGAATAGGATCACTTTCATAAATGCTTTCTGAATCTTGAATTGATGAAGGAACTATTTCAAAAGTTCTATCAACACCACTCACTGCTCTTCTAAAACTAAAAATAGGAAGATCAGTGTTGTTAGAATTGGTCGTATATACTTCGGTTTGTATGCCTCCTATGGTATCTGACTCTCCAGGCTTGCCAAATACTTGCCCTGACGTGTTGGCGGCATTTAAAATGTTAATAAATTGTTCTCTATAATTTGCATTTGTGCCATCATTCCATACAACGGTGGTGTTTGCTAAATTGGTACCAGATGAATCTGTAACGTTTTCAGTAGTTGCAACTGAATCAAATTTAAGTAAACCTGTAGCAGGTAAATTTCTTTTGGCATTGTAGTTTATAAGCCTTGCCAATCTTAAAACTGAGTTACGTCTTTCCGCTGTTTCTAAAAAATTTTCTCTGGCGTTCAGGTCAACTCTGAAAGAAAGTGATTGTGCTATGTAGGCAATGAGATCAAGAAGTGCCACATACTCAGAAGATTCAATGTAATCGTTAAAATCATCTGGATAGTTTTCCCTAAGATAGGCAACCATGGTTCTTCTGATGGTCTCGAAATCATAGGATTTGAAATCTGCTTGTTGAAATGCCGTATAAATCTTACGCCAATCCTCGGCGACTAATAGTCTGTTCTGTCTATCTGTTGTGGCCATACTGTTTGTATGAATATTTATGGTTTGTATTAAGTGCGTATATTAAGATAGACGCAGAGTGCTGTTTTCGTCAAAACTAAAGGTTAGTTTCTCTACTATATTGTACGGTACATACCTTATAGTGGCCTGAACAGCAATGCCATGTTCAAACTCAGATACCACAATTTCTTCTGTTTCAAGTCGTGGATCTGCATTTAAATTTGCTGTGATATCTTCCGCAACTGCTTCTTTGACTATATCCGTAAGAGGTTCAAAAAGTACATCATAGATAATTGTTCCAAATTCTGGATTTTCGACTCTTTCACCTTTACGGACACTTAATCTATTAATCAAGTCTTGTTTGATTAATGCAAAGTCATACAATTTAAAATTGTTTTGATCCGCTCTTGAACTAAATCCTTTGAAGGTTGATTTTCCTTGGACGTAACCGTCTCCGGAACCACTACCACCTCCTGATGAACTACCGTATGCCATAATTAAAATCCAAATTTCTTCCCTATACTTTTAGCAACAGATCCTATTTTACTAGCAACTGTGCCAACTGTACTTACCGCTGATTTCACCTGTGTAACGGCTGTAATGTTGCCACCAACCACATTTTTATAAGTGTCAGTTACTGTAGACACGTTGTTAAAATTATTTGTAATGACACCAACTCCAGGCACGATACCTTCATTATTTCCTTGTGTACTTTGTAAGATATTGTTTACTGTGCTTACTGTTGAATTTACTTTGCCCAGTTTGCCTGTCACTTTGTCTACACTTGTTGTTTTAACAAGTTTGTTTGCGTTTCTGGTGTAAAGGACGCCGGTCTCGTTGACTAACACGTATTTGAATAACCAGCATTAAACAAACTTGAAATAGAATCAACTGACTTAGTTTGGTCTTTTGCAAGTTCTAAATCTAAATCTGCTTTATATTGTGCCCATCTCACTGACATTAAATCTGCGTTCCTGTTTGAGTTTTCAATAAATCCTGCAGTACCAATTGAAGTATCTGTCCCACCTACTGAGCCAAATGCCGGAACAATGTCTTGGTGTCCCCAAAAAGGCTCGTGTGTAGGCACACGCATTCCAGACATGCCTGGCAACGCCCTGTCTATTTTTAAAACTGTTCCTAAAGGCTGTAAACTTACATCAGGATAAGTTGTTAATGCAGTTCCAGTGCCAAAAGGTTGCGTATATGACGTACGTTGCAACGGTGTCACAAGATTGCTAATGGTACCAAAACTATTGAAGTGTACTTGACCTCCTATAAGATCAACTCTCGTAAGTCCTTGTTGAATATTTCTTTGACCAGCGTCTGCCACAATATTTTTGGTTGCTTTAGTGTAAACATGATTACCTTGACTTGTGATATTTTCTGATGCTAAATTTAAAATGTTAGATCCATCTATACTGACTGTACCTGATTCTTCGTTTGCTTTAATTTTTATACTTTTATTTGCATACATGTTGATATTGCCTTCAGCATGAAAGTTAATATCGGCTCCTGACCTTAAATTGTAACCTGTCTGTGCGTAAACATCAACTATCCCATTGTTCGAAAATTCCATCCATACAGTGCCATCGGCGTTTGCCAGATACATGACTCCCGCGGAGTCGTGCATTAATAATTGATGCCCTGAACTAGTCCTTAGTCTTACTAACTGATTTTCTCCTTGCTCGTCACCGTCATCCATTACGAACGTATGCCCTGCCTTACGTGCGGTCTTCAAAGTCCTTTGATTATCTGTTGTGCCAAGTTTATCTGTTTTATTTGCCCTTTGATCTATTGGCCCTGGTGTGCTCACGCCAAAAACATTGCTAGGGGATTCACGCCTTGCGGAAGATGATGTGTTACCCCTTATG